GGCGGCTCGGGCATCCCGAACTCACACGGGTACTTCCTGAACACCGACTACATCACGGTCGAAGTGCACGAAGACGCGAACATGACGGTCCTGGACGAAGCAAAGCCGTACAACCAGGATGCCGCCGTGGTGCCTGTCCTCTGGATGGGCAACGTCCTCCTGTCCAACCGGTCGCTGCAAGGAGTGCAAAAAGCGTAATTGGTAGAAAGTATTGCAAAATACAATCTACCATTCCAAAACCTGAAGGAGCAACACCATGCCTGGTTACGCACCTCTCGAAGGTACAGTCGGCATTCAACCGCTGAATGATATCTTCACTCCGGACACCACGCAGCGCTGGACGCTCGGAGAGTTTGCAACCGGAATCGACCCGTACTTCGGTTTCGGAGAATTCGTGTACGGAAAGGCGGCGACAGCGATGGCGCCGGGGCGGCTGGTCTTCTCGTCGGAAGTTTTCCTGATGACGGACCTGCCGAATACCGCCTTGATGGGCCGTCCGTTCGCAGTTGCTCGGGCTAACTTCCCGATCAACACGTTCGGCTGGTTCCAGATCGGCGGGCTGTGCCCGATTCAGACAGCGGCGTCGGTTGCGACTGGCGTTGCGGTGGGAATCGGCGCGGCGGGCCAAGCGGGAACGAACTCGGCGAGCAAGCAACTGTTGAACACCTACGTTGCCCAGCCGTCGACGTTCACGCTGACGAAGAACGGTTCGACGGTGAACGGCAGCACGATCCTGGGTCTGTCGAACATCGACGGTCTCTTCGTCGGTCTGGCGGTCTCGGGCACCGGTATCCCTGGCGGCACGACGATCGCATCAACCGATCCGAGCGGGCGCTTCATCACGCTCAGCGCGGCGGCGACGGTGACTGGAAACGCGACCATGACGTTCACCTACACCGGCTTCCTGCTGGCCAACATCCAGCGTCCGTTCTCCCAGGGCGCTATCACCTAAGCCGCAATGGCTTATCGCAACAACCCCGGGGTCGAGAGGCCTCGGGGTATTTACTATAATAGGAGTGCAAGATGAGCATTGCCGGACTTTCGTATCAGCAAGGTGCGCCGAGGCCGCCGTACATTCGCTTTGAAAAGCGGGCGGTTGAGCGGCGGGACGCAGCAGGCAGTATCACGTTCGACGACGTGGACTTTGCGATCGTTACCCCTCACGGCAGCCCGAATGGGACCGAGAAGATCGTCAAAGAGTGGTTCGTGCAGCTGAAGGACGAAGTTCGGCAGGAGAGGTTTCCCCAGCAGTGGCTTGACGCGTACCAAGCGGCGTATAATGCCTGGACGAACGACCAAGAGCCTCCAGTCGATGGCACGGCGATCAAAAACTGGCCGAGTGCGTCGCCCGCGGAGGTGAAGATCCTGTCCAACTTGGGTATCGTGTGCGTCGAGGACCTGGCGCAGGCGAACGAGGAGCTGGCAGGGCGCATTGGGATGGGCGCGCGGAGCCTGATCCAGCGTGCGCGGGACTATATCACGGCGAAGAGTGACGTCGCGCCTCTCGTCGCCAGGCTGGATGCAATGCAGCGCGATCTCGAGCGGGCGAATCACAGGAATGTGGAGCTGGAGCAGGAGATTCAACGTATTAAATCGGCTCCGCAGCCGGGGTTTTTACCCGGCGTGCAAAGCCTTCCGCAACACAACAACCTTCCAAGCCTCGAGCAGCGGCTGGATGACGCCCGCGCGGAAGCGACGAAGGGCGACCCGACGGATGCCCAGCTTGTGGAGGATGCACTCTCTGACCTGGACGCATAATGGCCGAGCTGACCGCCCTCGCAATCGCACAGGAATTTTGTCGTAGGCAGAATCTGCCCCAGCCGATCACGTTGGTCGGCGCGCAGGACGATACGACGCTGCAAATCCTCGGGCTGATGAACGAGGGCGCTCAGGACATTGGACAGAGGTACAATCTGCAGGACTTGCAGACCCTCTGCGCGTTCACTCACGCGAACGGGGCGAATTTTCAGGCGCTGGACCTGACGAGCGAGAGCCTGATCCCGGGCTACAAGTTCATGATCGACCAGACCTTCTGGAACCTGACGAATCGGCTCCAGATGGGCAACCCGCAGTCGGCGCGGGACTGGCAGTTTATCACCACGATGCTGATTTCTGGCGCGTTGTATCGCTGGACTACGTACAACAACGCCCTTTTTATCTATCCAGTGCCCGCGCCTCCCGCGAGCGTCAACTTCTCCTTCTTCTACCAGTCCCGCTTCTGCGTCTATAGCCCGGCGGCGGCGAAGTTCACGATCAACTATCTCGAGGACCTTTCGTATCCCCGCTTCGACAGCGAACTGGTGCTGGAGGATATAACCTGGCGCTGGGCCCGGAAGAAGGGCCTGCCGTATGCAGAGGATCAGCGGACGTGTGAGGCCCAACTGGTCAACATGGTCGGGCGGGAGTCCGCGCCCACCGTCACCCTCGACGGAGAGAACTCCGACTACGGGGCCTTCCCAGCGTTGTATATCCCTGTCGGAAGCTGGCCGCACCCATGAGGCAGGCACTTGAGAAGTCAGTAGCCCGCCAGCGTCTGGGAGGCGAGGACGCACAGGTCGTTCCGGCTCCTGTCGGCGGGTGGAATACGCTCGACAGCCTGGCCGATATGGCGGTGAACGAGGCCAGCATTATCGACAACTGGTACTGTCGGGCCAGCGAGGTCGTGCAGCGGGGCGGGAGCCTCAACTTCGCGACCGGGATGACAGGGACAGTTAAGACCATCTTCGACTACACTCCGGCGTCGGGCTCCCCGAAGCTCTATGGGGTCACTGATGCAGGAATCTATGATATCACAGCAGGTGGAGCAGTTGGAGCGGTGGTTAAGGCACTTACAAATGGATACTATAACACAGTCACCATTACCAATTCTGCCGGTACCAGCTACTCTTTTGGCCTTAATGGCACAGATGCACCTGTGCTCTTCGACGGAGCAACCTGGACGAACCCGGCTATTACTGGGCCTGGTTCAAGCAATAACCTAGTCTGGCCGTGGCTGACGAAGCACCGGATCTTCATGGTGGAGAAGAACTCCATGAATGTCTGGTATCTGGCGATTGATTCGATACAGGGCGCGGCGAGCCAGCTACCCCTCGGGAACCTGTTCAAGAAAGGCGGGAGCATCCAGTCGGGCGTGGCGTGGACCCTGGATTCGGGGGATGGGCCCGACGACTTGTGGGCGATCATAACGACAGAAGGGGAGATGGCTGTCTACCAAGGCACAGATCCCTCGAGTGCCAGTTCCTGGGCCATCGTCGGAGTCTACTTCGTCGGGCGACCGTTGGGCCGTCGCTGCTTCGCCAAGTTCGGTGGGGACGTGGTAGTCCTGACCGAGAACGGCGTGTTCCCCCTCAGCAAGATCCTGACCACCGGCGGGATCAACTACGCGGAAGCGTTCAGCCACCAGATTCAGCCGAGTTTCACAGGAGCTGTGGTAGCTGGCGGCATCACGACGCAGGGATGGGAGGCGTGTGTCTACCCCTCCTTCGACGCCTTAATCTGCAATATCATGCCTCCGACGAGTCAACTGGTGCAAAACCAGTACGTGATGAATACGATCACAGGCAAGTGGTCGTCATTCTCGGGCTGGTCGGCGCGCTGCTTCCACGTATTCGTCGGGCAGCTCTACTACGGCGATACGACAGGGAAAGTGATCAAGGCGTGGGATGCGGCGGGCCAGCTTGTGGCTGACAACGGGACTGACATTACCACAACCTGCCACACAGCCTACAACCCCTTCGGCTCCATCGCGAGCCTGAAGCACATCGACCTCTTCCGCACCCTGCTCGCCTACTCTGGCTCCATCGACGTCAGGTGGGGCGTGAGCGCAGACTTCGTCACTCCCATACTATCTTCCTTCGTCCCACGCGGCAGCAGCACTATCGGCTCGCCGTGGGACACGAGTTCCTGGGACACCAGCATCTGGTCGCCCGACACCCAGCGGTACAAGATCTGGCGCGCCTCAGCCCATCCGCCGGGCTATATGCTCTCTCTATGGTTGCAAACTATCGGCAATAACGGTAGTCTGTCCTGGGCTGGAACCGACTATCTGCTGGGGCGTGGCGGCTTGTTGTGATCGCAGCACCCCAGACTCCAGAGGAACACGCGTGGTGCAGAGAACAGCTAAAACCTCTCGGAATCGAAGCGAACGAGAAGGCGCACATTCTCCTGTGGCTGAGGGATGGAAAGCCCGTCTGGTACGTCGTCTACGACAGCTGGCTTGGAACTACCTGCCAGATGCACATGGCCTCGCGGCAGGCGTACGTTCCGAAAAAGCTGTGTTGGACCGCGTTCAACTACGCCTTCAACATGATCGGCAGGACGCACGTGTTTGGAATTGTGAACTCCAACAACACCAATGCTATGCGTCTGGACAGGTTCTTCGGTTTCCAAGAGATGCTGCGAGTGCCCGGCGCTCACATGGAGGGCGGGGATATCGTGATCTTCATGATGACTGCGGCGGATTGGAAGGCTAAACATGGGTAAGAGTTCTCCTCCTCCGATCGACTACACGGCGGCAGCGGCGTCGCAAGGCGCGGCGAATAAGGAAACGGCGATTGCTCAGGCGAATCTGAACAATCCCAACATGGTCACGCCTTACGGGACGAGCACCTATACAGGGCCCGACGATGGCTCCGGTCGGGGGACGCTGACGCAGGTTCTGAGTCCGGCGGAGCAGGCCAAGCTGGATGCCAGTAATGCGATCCAGCAGCAGTCCCTTGGCATCCTGTCTGGTGATATGCCGAATATCCAGTCTGCGTTGTCAGGCCCGTTTGGCATGGCTGGCGCGCCGATCCAAGGCTATGACCCGAAGTATGCGATCGGGACGACGAAGACTGACGCGAACTTGGGGGCAGGTGGACCGATTCAGTCGGGCCTGAACTTCGCCGGCTCGCCAGGCCTGGTGGGGACCGACCCGGCCACTCGCCAAGCCATAGCCAACGCAACGTACCAGCAGGGAGCGCAGTACCTTGATCCGCAGTTCGCACAGGAGCAGAGCGACCTCACCTCGAAGCTTGCGAATCAGGGTATCACCCCTGGCTCGGATGCGTATAATCGAGAGATGCTCAACTTCCAGAACCAGAAGCAGCGGGCGTACTCGGACCTCACGAATTCTTCCATTCTCGGCGGCAATGCTGCGCAGGCCCAACTTGCGCAGACGGCCCTTGCGAACCGCGGGCAGATTTCCGGCGAGACGCAGGCTTCTGGACAGTTCCTGAACGCCGCGCAGCAGCAGGCGGTGAACGAGCTGCTGTCGAATTTGCAGGCGAACAACGCGGGTGTGGCGCAGCAGGCGAATATTGCGCAGAACTCGACGCAACTGGCGAACGCGGGGAGAGCGCAGGCGTATCAAGAGTACGCGAACAACCGGACCATGCCGATCAATATGCTTAATGCGTTGCTCAGCTCGAGTCAGGTGAATAACCCTACGTTCCAGCCGACGCAACCGACGGCGATTACTCCTGCGCCAATTCTGCAAGGGGCGACGCTCGCCGGGCAGCAGAATGCGGCGACTTCGAGTGCAAATGCGGCTGGCACAGGACAGGCGATGGGCCTTGTGGGCACGCTTGGTATGGCAGCGGCGGTGTTCTGATGCTTAAAGACATACTCGACAGGCACAGGTTAGTCGTCCTGGAATTCAGTGGGGGAAAGGACTCCCTCGCGTGCCTGTATCTGCTGCGAAACTACCTGAATAAGATCGCCGTCCTCTGGCTGAACACAGGCGACGCAGCACCGGAAACTGTCGAGCAGATGGAGGGGATTAAGGCTTGGGTACCTAACTTTCTCGAGGTTCGCTCCAACGTGGTTAGCTTTATCAAGCGAAATGGATACCCTAGCGACGTACTGAGCGTTTGGGATACCCCGTTTGGCAATATATGTCGGCGCGACAGGTCGCAGGTTAACCTCGCTATCGCCTGCTGTGCGGCGAACCTGTGGGCTCCGATGCACGACATTGTTAAGACCTACGGATTCACGCTTGTGATCCGCGGGCAGCGGAGGGCGGAAGAAATTACGTCACCGATAGTCTCTGGACATATCGAGGATGGGGTTGAGTATCTGTTCCCGATCGAAGATTGGAGTGAGGCTGACGTCAAGGATTACTTGGATGCGCTGAAAGTTCCCCTTCCGGCGAACTACGGCTACTTCAACTCCTCAATGGACTGTATGCACTGCACAGGGTACCTTTCGGAGAACTACGGGAAGCTCCAGTATCTCTCCGAAAAGCATCCGGAAGTGGGCGCTGAGGTCGTCCGCAGGCTGAAGTACATCCGCAACGCGGCCAACGCTGAACTTCGCCACCTTGACAAGGTACTGGAAAATCATGCCTGATGTTAACCTGACAGGTCCGATCGCCGGGCACCCGCTCGACATTGCAACGCAAGAGGCCCAGCAGCAACAGGCCCAAATGATTGCGATGGAGCTGATGAAGCAGGGGATGACACCCAGCTCGGCGGTGATTCACACAGGTGGAAGCAACCCATTCGCCCGAGATGTGGCGAACTGGTCGGGCCCGCTTGGTAACCTCGCGATGGGTCTGGCAGGGAAATTCAAGCAGGACGATACCAATGCGGCGCAGATGGCGACTGCGGGGGAGTATCAGAAGCGGCTTGAGTCCTCCGGCGGCGACCTGC